TATCGCAAGAGAAATTGAAGCAATGCCGAAAGTAGATGCTGTGGAAGTAGTACGGTGGCATGAATGCATCATGCATAACAAATGCAACACCGAAGAGGCTTATAAGTTATGCAGAATTGAGAACCCGTTCTGCTGTGCCGGTAAGCGTAGGGAACCGCAGGCAGAGGATGCAGATGAAAATAGCTTCCTGATGCAGCGCTTTATGAAACAGGAGTAATGACCGTATGGAATACAGAAAATTAAAACAAAGAATCATCAACCATTACAGCGCAAATCATCAGCTGGCAAAGACAGTGGAAGAATTGACGGAACTAATCCACGTTATCGCCAGAAGACTGCAGAGCGGTGAATGGGATAAAGTATCAATCTATGAAGAAATGGCCGATGTATATGTAATGCTGGACCAGCTGAAACTGATTTTCACAAAAGAAGAGGCTGTAACCCTGAAGGACTTTAATAAAATTTTATCTGACGAGATGCAGGTAAAACTGAGACGAACAGAAGGACGGATGACCACTACTCGCTATGTAATGTCAAAAACATGGGCAGATAAGCAATACTGCAGTGTCACGCGAGAACAATGCTCCTTCTGCACTCCGGGGGCATGTGGTCTGAGGTATGAGAAGGAGAGAGAGCATGAATAAGATTATGTTAATCGGGCATCTGACAAAAGACCCGACATTACGCTATACACAAAGCGGAACAGCGGTTGCAAGTTTTACATTAGGTGTAAATCGTAGATTTGCAAACCAGAATGGTGAAAGAGAGGCTGATTTTATTGGATGCGTGGCATGGCAGAAGACAGCAGAATTTGTGGCCAACTACTTCAAGAAGGGTCAGCCTATGGCATTGGAAGGGAGACTTCAGGTGCGTAGTTATGAAGATAGTGATGGCCAGCGTAAATGGGTAACAGAGGTAATTGCAGAACAGGTTGAATTTGTAGGGAGTAAGGGAGGAAATTCTGGATCCAACAATAACAGTGGGAACAATCCAAATTATCTGGGAGAAGAAATTGAGTTTGATGACAATGACTTGCCATTTTAAGCAAAGGGGTGAAAGCATGTATGAAACCGACCAATATTAAAATTATAGCAGTGCCAACCCAGGTACAATGGGAATGCCCACACTGCGGGAATACAATTACAATGTCACATAAACAGTTCTGCAGTATTTATGGCAATAGCCAGTGGCAGTATAAAGAGACAGAGTGCATGAACTGTGGGAAAACATATTATTTTAACAGTGATATTAAGCGCTGTGGCTTGGTAACAGAAAGGGCGTGAAATACATTTTAGAATTGATAATAACAGAGGCTGTATATGCGATTGCCACTTTAGCAGCAGGATTGCTTTTACTTGAGATGGGAGGCAGGCAGTGATAACAAAAGAGGAATTAAAAAATCATTATAATCTGGTTCGTGAGATTCAGGACTTGCAGGAAGAAATCAAACAGCTGCAAAGCGTATCGAAAACAGCTAGTGCAGTACAATATGGAAGTGCTGGAGGAAATACAGGAAACAGTGATACCATTGGGGCAAAACTGGCAAAGCTGAATGATTTAATGGAATACTATGTGTTGAAAGTAGAAGAAAGTCTGGAACAACGGGAACGGATAGAAAAAGAAATTGAGAGCCTACCGGTTAATGAACGGAGACTTATGCGTTATCGTTATATTGATGGATTGGATTGGGTACATGTTGCATCGAAATTGAATTACAGCTGGCGCAATATGCATCGGATCCATGCGCGAATTTTAGAAAAACTGAAAGATGGCACACAATGGCACACGAAATCATGATAATATATAAACTGGATTTAAGGCCGAGAGTTAGAGAGAAAATCATACACCTTCAAACGAAAGAGCAGACCAGTGATGGCCTGCTTTTTTCGTTAGGGTAGAGTAGGTGGAATAATGACAGATATACATAAATCAAAGAGATGGAAAAAGAAACGCGAACAGATTTTGCGTAGAGATAAATATTTGTGTCAGGATTGCAAACGATATGGCAAACGGGTTGATGCTACAGAGGTACATCATATCAAACATGTGGATGAGTATCCGGAGCTGGCATTTGAGTCCAGCAATCTAATAAGTCTATGTGCAGCATGTCATAATAAACGCCATCCAGAGAAGGGCGGGAAGCGATATCCCCCTGGGGTTAGACGGTAATTTTTGAACCGTGGGGAACGGAGCGGGGAAGTCTTTCCAATAGTGCGCGAATTTTCAGAAAAGGGGGTAGCGGGAAAATGGCGCAGACAAAAGAACAAAAAGCAATCAACAAAATTAAGAAAAAAACAGTTGAAGAAATGACAGCTCTGGGTATTTATCGACCGGAGTTTTCCGCTACTATAAATGCCTATGCACAGCTTCGTTATTTGTACGATATTTTGAATCAGCGATTCACGGAAAACGGGTTTCAAGTGACCGAAGAATATACGAACAAAGCTGGCGCAACCAATATTCGAAAAACTGCGGAGTATCAAGCGCTGGAAACAATCCGTAAGGATATTCTGAGTCATGAAACAGTGCTGGGATTAAACCCTGCCGGATTAAAGAAAATCAGGGCAGATACTAAAAAGAAAAATGCAAGTAAACTGGGGGCTGTGTTGAATGAATTACAGTAAATTTACCAACTACCCGGTGGTCATGCAGTATGCTAAAAGTATCGTATACGGTTGCAAAATTGCTTGTGAGGAAAACATACAGGCGTGTGAAAGATTTCTGTCAGATCTGGACAATCCGGAGTATGATTTCAACCCAAAAGATGCGGAATTTGTTATAAAAATAATTGAAAAAACATTCTGTCACGCCCAGGGCGAGAGATTAGATGGTTCACCATTGCGCGGTGAGCCTTTTTTATTGGAACCGTTTCACAAATTCATTGTTTATAACCTGCTGGGGTTCTATCATACCGGTACCAAAATCAGAAGGTACAAAGAAGCGTTTATCTATATTCCCAGAAAGAATATCAAAACGTCTTTTGCTGCTGGCCTTGCATGGGCGCTTGGACTTCTGGAACGCCGGTCCGGCAGTAAGGTTTATATCGTAGCAGCTGCTTTGAAACAGGCGCTGGAAAGTTTCAACTTTATCGATTACAACCTGGAGCAGATGGGCGAGAAAGAAAATTTCCGTGTGTTAAATAACAATCAGGAACACAGCATCACCGGTGAAATTGGTGATGATGGTTTTTTGTTCATTCAGGCACTGGCAGCGAACCCGGATGCGCAGGATTCGTTGAACTGTAACATTGCTATTGCCGATGAAATTCACGCCTACAAAAGCCCGAAGCAGTATAACATCATCAAAGAGGCAATGAAAGCCTACACCAATAAATTGATGATTGGTATCACAACAGCCGGCGATGATATGACCAGCTTCTGCTATAGAAAATTGAAAGTATGTATGCAGATTTTAGATGGTTCCATTACAGATGAAACCTATTTCGTATTCATCTGTAAAGCGCCAGAGGATGAAAAAGGAAATGTAGATTTTACAAATCCGATTGTGCATCAGATGGCGAATCCTGCATACGGTGTCTCTATTCGCCCGAATGATATTTTGAATGATTCAATGCAGGCGCTCAATGATCCGCAGCTGAGAAAAGACTTCTTTGCCAAATCTCTGAATGTTTACACAGCAGCCCAGAAGGCATACTTCAACATCAAAGAGTTTCAGGCAAGTGATAGTAAATACAGCTGGACCTTAGATGATTTAATAAAACTGCCGATTAAATGGTATGGAGGTTCTGACCTTTCAAAACTGTATGACCTCACAGCAGCAGTGCTCTATGGTAATTACAAATTCAAGGATAAAGATGGTAATAATCATGATGTCGATATTATTATTCCGCATGCCTGGTTTCCAATTGTTGCAGCACATGAGAAAGCAGAAAAAGACAATATTCCATTGTTCGGCTGGAAAGATGATGGATGGCTTGATATGAGCAATGGTCCAACTGTTAATCATGCGGAAGTAATTGAGTGGTATAAAGGAATGAGGCATAAAGGTTTCAAAATTAAGCAAGTCGGTCATGACCGCAAGTTCTGCAGAGAATATTTTCTAGGCATGAAGAAAGCAGGATTCCAGATTGTTGACCAGCCTCAGTACTTTTATAAAAAGTCTGAAGGGTTCCGACATATTGAAAACAAAGCCAAAAACGGTGAGCTGTATTATTTGCATTCAGATGCATTCGAATACTGTGTGCAGAATGTGGCTGCTATTGAGAAAACTGACGATATGATTCAGTATGAAAAGATTTTCCCGGAACAGCGGATTGATATTTTCGATGCCGCTGTTTTTGCATGTGTACGCATGTTGGAAGATATGGAAAGCGGGAAATTGCAAAACTGGTTTTGATTGAAAGGTGGTGAGGACGATTAGTAAAAAGAAAAAGCAGAAAAACAGGGCTGCAGCTACAGTCAGTCCAAATCCAATTGCCTATTGGCTGACCAGTGGAGACATGAGTGATGTTCTTTGTCCAAGCGGATATATACCATTATCCAGAAACGAGGAAATCAGAAAATGTATCCATAAAATTGCCGATGCGGTTTCCAGTATGACCATTATGCTCATGGAAAATGGTGATAATGGTGACAAACGGATCCGGAACGAGTTATCAAAAAAGATGGATATTTACCCGAATTTGTACATGGGCCGAAAGAATTTTATTTACAAAATTGCAACGGACATGCTGGTAACAGGAAACAGTGTTGTATACCCAGAGTACAAAGGTGAACTACTGGATAATCTGGATATCTGGAATGCGCACCAGACTACATTCTGGCCGGAGGCAAACAGAGGTTATTCTGTACATTATCACGGTCAGACATTCAGCCCGGATGAGGTATTACATTTTCCATTGATTCCAGATGATAATTATCCGTTCAGGGGTCAGGGCTATGCAGTGATGATGAAAAACACGCTGCAGAATATCATGCAGGCTGAAGCTACGAAAACAGGATATATGAAAAGTAAATGGAAACCGTCTTTGATTATCAGCGTAACAGCCGATGCAGAGGAACTGCAAAACAAAGAACAGCGTACAAAGATTCTTGGCAGTTATACAGATACAACAGAGGCTGGGGAACCGTGGCTGATTCCTGCTGGAGAAGTAGATGTAAAAACCGTGCAGCCGCTTACGTTGAACGATTTAGCTATTCAAGACAGTCTGCAGCTTGACAAAAAGGTTGTTGCTTCCGTCTTTGGTGTGCCAGGCTTTATGGTCGGTATTGGAGATTTCAACAAAGACGAGTACAACAACTTTATCGAGACAACTGTCATGAGCATTGCCAGAGTGATTGAGCAGGAGTTATCCAAAAAATTATTATTCAGGGATGACTGGTATTTCAAATTCAATTCAAAATCACTCAAACAGTACAATCTGCAGGAACGTATGACCTTTGTGACAGAGATGGTGAAAGACGGCATGTTGAACCGAAATGAAGGCCGTGCAGAATTCGATTATTCGCCTGTCGATGACGAGGCAATGAACGAATACAACGTATTGGAAAACTATATCCCGGTTGGCAAAGTAGGAGAACAGAAAAAGCTGAAAGGTGGTGAGAAAGGTGAGTAAAGAGGAAAGACGCGCCTATTTTCAGTCTGGATTGAAAATCCGGTCAGAAGACAGCGGGAAAAAATACATCGAAGGTTATTTTGTTGTATACAATCAGGAAACTGAACTGTGGCCAGGTTGGTTTGAGCAGATTAAAGCCGGTGCTTTGGATGATGCAGTAAAAAATAACGATATTCGATGCCTGTTTAACCATAACAGTGATAATGTTATGGGCCGCGTTTCAGCTGGTACATTGGAACTGAAATCTGATGATTATGGGCTGTGGGGGAAAGTTGAAATTAACGAGGCAGACAGTATGGCGATGGATGTATATGCCAGAGTTTCGCGTGGAGATATCACAGGCTGCTCTTTTGGCTTCTGGCCGGAGGACGAAGACTACACGATTGAAAACGATATCTGGCATTGGTCGGTTCTGCGAGCAGATGTCAGTGAAATTTCTGTATGCACATTCCCTGCATATCCACAGACAGAAATTCAGGCAAGACAGAAACAAAGAAATCAAAGATTAGATGCCCGCAGAAAGGCATTGAAAACAAAACTGGAGGCGATTAAATGTTAAAACGATTAAAACTGGAAAAAGAATTAAAACAGAACCGTTCTGCATTAGAAGCACTGGAACAGCGTGAAGCTGAATTTAAAACCAGAGAGGAACAGCTGGCAGCGGCACTGGACGAAGCAACAACTGAAGAAGATATGAATACAGTCGGTGAAAGTATCGAACAGTTGGAAAAAGAAGTTGAAGAAGCTGGCATTGAGGATAAAAAATCCAGTATTAATGCTGAAATTGAAAGAATTGAAAGCGAATTAGCCGATCTGGATGAACGCGCAGAGAAGGCGAAAGAAAATGCAAACAAAGAAAAAAGAAAAAACGGGGGCGTTGTAACAATGGAAAAAAGAAAACTGTTTGGTATGAGCCAGGAAGAAAGAAGCACATTTATGGCAAGAACTGATGTAAAAGAATTTCTGGAACGTACCAGAGAAAGAGCAATTGAAAAACGCAGTGTGACAGGCGCAGACTTAACAATTCCGGAAGTAGTTCTGGATTTAATCCGTGATAATGTGAAAGAACATTCCAAACTGATTACAAAAGTTAATCTGAAATCTGTAAAAGGGAAAGCAAGACAGAATGTAACCGGCACAGTTCCGGAAGGTGTATGGACAGAAATGAAAGGCGTTCTGAATGAACTGAACATTGTATTCAATCAGGTGGAATTAGATGGGTACAAAGTGGGCGGCTATGTAGCACTGCCGAACAGCGTTCTGGAGGATTCTGACGAAAATCTGCTGGACGAAATTATTCAGCAGCTGGGTCATGCTATCGGCGTTGCACTGGACAAAGCAATTATCTATGGGAAAGGCACAAAACAGCCAATGGGTATTGCTACCAGACTGGCACAGACAACACAGCCGGAAAATTACAGCGAACATGCACCTGAATGGAAGAATTTAAGCGCAACACACATCAGCAAAACAGACAAAACCGGAACTGCATTAATGGGTGCAGTAATTGTAGCATTTGGTAATTGTGACGGTGAAAAGAGCAACGGGGCATCTTTCCATTGCATGTCCAACAAAACAAAAGCATATTTACTGTCTGAGTTCCTGAACTTTAATGCAGCTGGTGCATTGGTAAGCGGTATGAACAATGAAATGCCGGTAATCGGCGGTGATATCGTTACACTGGACTTTATGCCGGATGGTGATATTGTAGGCGGCTATGGTGATATGTATCTGCTGGCAGAACGTGAAGGCGCTGCTATCTCTGCATCTGAACATGCAAAATTCATTGAAGATATGACAGTTGTAAAAGGTGTAGCCAGATATGATGGCGTTCCTGTAATTGCTGAAAGCTTCTATATGCTGAATGTGAAAAACACTGCAGTGACAACTGCAATGGATTTTGCAGAAGATAAAGCAAATGCTTCTGCTTCTGCTGCTGCAGCGAGTGAAGAAGAGTAATAAGGGAGTGGCATAATTGAAGCAGGTATTAAAACTATTAAAGCTGGATTTAGGTGTTTCAACCGATAAACGCGATGAATATTTTAATGCCGTTCTGGAAGCAGCAGTTCTGGAACTGAAACGCAAAGGAATTTCTGTTGATTTGACTAGCGCGGATGATCAGATGCTGCTTTCCGATTATGCCGCCTGGCAATATCGAAAACGGCAGGAAGATGTGCCTATATCCAACAATTTAAAAAGACGACTAATGAACCGAAAAATGCGAAATCGTGCAGGAGGTAATGCCGATGAATGATATGTTATCACTGGACGATGTATGTATTTTAATTGCTGGTGAAAGAATGCAGGAAATTTTCTGTAAAGAATTATCGGTTGATCGTAGAGCCTTTTATGGTTATGGTGAAAAATTTCTGCGGCCAGATATTGTGTTAATTGCAAATACCTTTGAATATTCCGGAGAAGAAATCATGGAATTTGAGGGCATCCGGTATGCCATCACACGCACCTATGAACGCTCTGATGGTTTGATTGAACTGACCGGAACGAAGAAAGCAGGGCTGCAGAAATGACACCGGAAATCATAACACTGGATGGGATGGCTGATGCCATTGCAGAGGCTTTGATAGGTTATACCGAAACCGTAACGCAAGGCATTACAACAGCCGGCCTGGATGCAGCGAAGGAATGTCAGAAACAGCTGAAAGTCACCAGCCCAAAAGATGAAGGCGATTATGCAAAAATCTGGACCATTTCAAAAGTGAAAGGCCGGCCGGGTGAACCGACAAAATACATTGTTCACAATAAAGAACATTATCGGCTGACACACCTTCTGGAACACGGACATGCAAAGCGTGGCGGTGGCAGAACTAGAGCCATTAAACATATCGAACCGGCAGAACAGAAAGCTATCCGGAAATTTACAGAGAAAGTAGAGGCGGTTATTCGTGGAGATTGATGCTTTGAAAACACAATTGGAACAGATGGGGCATCCGGTAGCGGTAACCTCTTTTTTTACAGAACCGCCGCTACCGTATATCATTCTGTTACCAACCGGAGAAGAACGCACCGGATCTGATTCTGGTGCTGAAATCCAGAATGTAAGTTATCAGATTGAACTGTACACTGTGCATAAAGATATGATACTGGAACGCCAGCTGGAGGATATGCTGGCAAATCAGGGCATTCAATTCAGCAAAGCAGAGGCTTATATTGATGAAGATGCCATGTATCAATGCGCATACAGCATTGAATTTTATATGAAAGTGAGGAAATGAGAATGGCTACAGACAAAGAGAAAATTGTATTAGGCAGTGGGAAACTTTATGTCATGGAATTTGACGAAACAGCAGGGATTCCTGATGATGCCACAATCGAAACAGAGGCAAATCTGTTAGGCTTGATTCAGGGCGGTGCACAGGTAGAATATGTACCAAGCTTTTATAAAGCAAAAGATGATCTGGGGCTTGCCAGCAAAGAAATCATCACAGACGAAGAAGCCACTATAAAAAGTGGTATCATGACATGGTGCGGGGAAACATTGAAAAAATTATGTTCCACCGCGACTGTAACAACAGAAGGCAATAAACGCAAGGTGAAAATCGGTGGTGTCGGGAAGCACAATGGTAAAAAGTATCTGATTCGCTTTTTCCATGAGGATAAGGTGGACGGGAATATCCGTGTAACGATTGTTGGCACTAATCAGGCAGGCTTTAGCTTTGCATTTGCGAAAGACAAAGAAACCGTTATCAATGCGGAATTCAAAGCACAGCCGCATGATAAAGAAGGTACTCTGATTCTGTATGAAGAAGACATCGAGACAAGTACAACGGAAAGTTAAGAGGTGAATTATGCAGTTCGTAGACTTTAATAAAAAACAGAAACGCTATCTGCAGATAAAACTGCAGAATGGCTGGGTTCTGGATATCGAGGAACCGAATCTGCATACGCTGGAGCAGCTGCAGAAAACGGAAAAAACAAATGATGTGGATGATCTGGTAACTTCCGTGGAAATGATTATCAATCGCAATAAGCAGAAACGCAAAATGAAGCGAAACGATATCAAAGTGTTGTTTACCTACAGCGATATGCAGCTTCTGATGGAAAGTTATCTGCAGTTTGTGCAGGGTATCCAGAATGACCCAAACTGAGACTCCCTCATTGTCCCACTGACGATGATGAGGGAATTCATTACATGATTTATACCATCATGGATAAAGTAGTCAGTGACTATTCCCGCCTCAATTTCAATGAAATTATGGATTTGCCGTTAAGCCGTTACCTTCAACTCAGAAGGGACGGCTTTATTTATCGGTTAAGCCAGACGGAATCAGGGCGTGAATATTTAGAAAACTGCTGGATATTAGAACAGACCGAACCGGACAGAAAACGGCTTCGGGAGCGTTTCGGAAAGGAGGATTCCAGTGGCAGGTAATATCAAAGGCATTACCATCGAGATTGGTGGGAATACGCAGAAACTTTCTGCAGCATTAAAACAGGTGAATAAAGAAAGTAAGGACATGCAGTCTGAACTGAAAAAGGTGGAAAAACTGCTGAAACTGGACCCGACCAATACGGAACTATTGGCCCAGAAGCAGGAAATCTTAACCGGAGCCATTGAGGCAACCGAAGAACGGCTGTACGCTTTGCAGAAGGCCGGCGAAAAGGCACATGCCCAGCTGGCAAATGGTGAAATCTCAAGAGAAGAATTTCGGGAACTGCAGCGCGAAATCATCAAAGCGGAGCAGGAACTGGACGGATTAAAGGCTGCAGCGGCAGAGGCTTCCGGCAGCTTAGATAAACTGGCATCAAATCTCTCTGGCGTTGGCAGTCAGCTTTCTGATATTGGCGGGAAAATGTCTGCCGGAGTTACTGCACCAATCGCGGCAGGGTTTACCCTGGCTGTTGAAGGTACCAGAGAACTGCGTGGGGATTTGGCAAAACTGAAAACCAACGTAGACACCGCAGGTGGCAGTATCGAAAAAACAAACGAAGCATTAGAGTATCTGGAAGCAGTAACTGGTGAAACTGATAGTAATGTGGAGGCATTGTCCAATTTACTGCAGGCAGGGTTCACGGATAATCAGCTTCTGGAGGCAGTGGATGCATTAAGCGGTGCGGTTATTAAATTCCCAGATACACTCAAAATTGAAGGGCTGGCAGACGGTTTAGAAGAAACCCTCGCTACGGGTGCCGGTGTTGGTCCATTCGCAGAAATGATTGAAAGACTGGGCTATAATCTGGATGATTTTAACGCTGGACTGGAAGAGGCAAGTAAAAGCGGTGAACAGACACAATATGTGTTGGATTTTTTAGCAAGTACCGGTCTGGCTGATGTAAATCAGCAGTTTAAGGAAAACAACCAGACCATTGTAGACGGTGCCGCCGCCAGATTACAGCTTCAGCAGCAGCTGGCGCAAATCGGGAATACACTGGAACCGGTTATGACATCGGTAACAGCACTGATTGCAGGGATTCTGGCAAAATTCAATGAACTGGATTCCGGCACGCAACAGGTGATTCTTGTGATTGTGGCATTGGTTGCGGCTATCGGTCCATTACTTTCTATGTTTGGGCTGAGTGCCAGCGGAATATCGGCTATTATAGCGCTATTGCCAATGATAACAGCGGGATTATCTACGCTGGGCGGTGCGTTTTCATTTCTTGCTACGCCTGTCGGTGCCAGTATTGCGGCAATTACTGCGCTGATTGCTATCTTTGCTGTATTGTGGGCAACCAATGAGGAATTCCGCGATAATTTTACAGAACTCTGGAACAGCATCGAGGACTTTGTGAGAACCACAATGGCAGATGTGTCAGAACTGTTTTCTTCGGCATTTGATGCAATTCTGTTGCTATTGCAAGCGTTTATCAAACTGGCGAAAGGTGATTTTTCCGGATTCCTGCAGGATATTATCACATTGATTACACAGGCTATTCCGCGCATGTATCAGGCAGGGAAAGACTTATTCAATCATATGTGGCAGGGGATGCAGGAAATCTGGACAAGTCTGAAAGAATGGGTATCCAATGCCTGCGATTGGCTGTTAAGTAAGCTGATGTTCTGGAGACAGTCACAGGCTGAAATGGCATCCGGCGGTGCCGATGGTTCTCATGCAATGGGGCTGTCCTATGTACCGTTTGATGGCTATCGAGCTATCCTGCATGAAGGGGAAGCCGTTCTGACGAAAGCAGAAAACCGCGAATACCGGGAAAGTGGTACAGGCGGCAGTGGAACAATCGTAGTTACCCAGAATTTCTATGATAAACAGAATAATCCGGTGCAGCAGCAGAGACAGGCTGTGAGAGAAATGCGGAAACTGAAGCAGGTGATGGCATGAAGAAATCAGAACGATTAATCTATCAGAACAGCAATCAGGAAAAGCTTGAAATCAGTTATTTTTCTATTTATGTTCCGACTTCATTCGATGATGATCTGGACAATGATGTGACCAAGAGCAAAAACAACATGCAGGATGGGGAAACCTTCATTTCCAGTTCGCTTGGTTCCCGCAGTCTGCAGATTAGCGGTTTTTTTGAACTGGAACACTCAAATCAGCTGGAACGCAGGCTGAAACGAGTATTCAACCCGAAACTGTCTGGCAAGCTGATTTTTCAGGATATCGACAGTGAACGGTATATCAATGTACAGGTAGATAGCCTGCCGGATATCAAACGCGGGAAACGAATGGCAACATTCACTATCAATCTGACTGCATATGATCCATTCTGGAGGGAGCAGGAACGCACAGAATACATTGCACTGTTATCTGCGCAGTTATTCTTCCCGCTAGTGATTCCGCAGAATGTCGGTTTTGTGTGGGGCCTGAAACGGTCTATACTGGAGACAGAAGTGCAGAATATCGGTGATTCGGCCTGCGGGTTCCGTGTGGTATTCAAAGCAAAAGGGTCCGTTATCAATCCGGCTGTGAAAAACAGTTATACCGGAGAACAGATTCGCATCCTGTATGAGATGGAAAAGGGCGATACAATTGAGGTTATCAATGAACTGAACCGCAAGCTGATTTATATCAACGGTAAAAAGGACTTTTCAAAACTGGACCGGCTGGGGACAACATTCTTTCAGCTGGACCCAGGCAAGAATCTTCTGGGATATGCCGCTGATGAAAACGTAGTAAATCTTGATGTTATTGTTTACTACAGCCCACTATATCTGTAAGGAGGGATTCCATGCGATTGGATATTTTTCAGAATT